CGGAAGAACGATAAGCTATATAGTGCCTTTAAAGGACTGTGTATTGCCACTGGCAATGATCACTTCCTCGAGTTCTTTGAGAAATCCTCAAAGCACTATCAGGTTTTTGAAAATAAGCTTATAAAATTACGTAAGCTTACAACAATCCCTGATAAGGGCAATAAGAGTCGAGCAGTCGCAATTTGCGACTTCTGGACTCAATCTATATTAGCACCCATAGAAGAAGTTGTGATTGGGGTAACACGTGACCTGTATTCAGGGCACTGTTGTTATTGGTCCCATAGCGAAGGCTGGAGACATATTTGCTCCTGGCCCAAGGATGTGTCGCCAGAGATAGTATCACTTGATGCTAGCTCATGGACTGACAACTTTCCTGCATCTTTACAACTAATAGTGGTAAAGGCGCTATTTGGTCAAAAGTTCGCCAACTATTGGAACGAGTTGGTAGTCTCTTGTCCTTGGCACATACCGCATATGCCCAAGCCAGTATTTTATGGCAAGGGTCAAGGTATGGGTACAAAAGCAAGTTTCGCAATTGCGCAACTTACTGATCTCATATTTGTGGAGTTTATTTATTCTTATAAATACCCTAATATGAAAGCCCCCTACTTTATGAAAGTAGGTGACGACCTAGTCCTTCAGGATCCGGATATGAAATTCGCATCCGAATATGAGCGGATAGGGGTGCCAATCAATCTCCAAAAGTCGAAATATTATACGACCTATGGCTCTTTTATGGAATTCGTATCTCGAAATTCTTGGAATGGTATTGACTATTCCGTAATTTCGGCAAGTCTGGTTTCTAAGTTTCTTAGAAACGACTATTACGCTTCAATTCTCTTTGATCATATGAAAGAGAGATTGAATGATCCAGTCACATTGTCAGAACTTCTGGCAATGAAGACGGATGTTAAGCAGACAGAAACGAATTTCGATTCTGTCAAACATGCAGCCCGCCAGCGTACACTAATGAAAATCATTAGGGTACTCGATATCATCAGACCCGAATCGACAGTATTAACTGCCAATGAGTTTGATTGGAATCCCAGCAAAAATGAAATTCTACTTTTACTGGAAAACCTGATATTGGTTACCTTAGCAGAACTTTGTCTGCAGCATGTAAATATAGATGCTGAGCTAGATGAAAAGTCTAGAACGACGAACTCCAACAATTGGGAGCTTCTGCATGAGTTTCTCGCCACTAGCAAGAGTATCTCGGTAGGATCCAGTACCAAACAGTTCTTTAAAAGAACACTTGATGCCGGCCA